GCTAGTGGGTGTTCATGCTCTGCCAGAAACAGTTTTGTAAACGACGGTGCGCCTTTTTCTGTCTTTGGGTAAGTTATGTCGAGTTTATCAAACGCTTTTGATAAGGATTGTGCGGCCCAGATCTCTACATCTGTACCGGCCAAACGTTTTATTTCTTTCATAACTTCTTTTTCGCGCTTGAGTAGCATGTCTCTGGTGCGCTCGACACGGTCTTGGTCTACGCGTACACCACGGAAGGTCATGTCTACGAGACAAGGCAGTAGGTCCAGTTCGAGATTTGCTATGTCCCAAAGGTCTTCTCTGCCCAGTTGCACGGAAAAATAATTCCAGAGTTCTAACGTAAGCTTGGCATCAGCTTCTGCGTAGGGGCCGACGTACATAGCGGGCATCTTCCACATCTCAGCTTTGGGGTCGATACCAAACTCTCTTGCCGCTTCAACAAGGGCTTTTTCTGATTTTGTTTTATTGAGGTGGTCGTATGCCAGTGCATTGAGGCTGTAACTAAACCTGTTCTCGTCAAGCAACGACGCAACAACCATTGTATCTATAATGCGGCCGTTGACGGTAAAGCCCATCTGCCTGATCCAACCCAGATCGTACTGGGCATTGTGCATAATCTTATCAGCCGGACATTCGAATATCTTCTTCAGCCATCTGTTGACAATCTTCTCGTCCAGATTGCCGCCGCCGAAGTGTCGGACGGGTATGTAACCCGCCCAATCCTCTGTAGCTATTGCATAGCCTACAACTTCGCCATCACCCGTGGGCCAACCGGGCCCGTTGGTTTTTAAATTAGGATCTTTTGTCTCTACGTCGATAGCTATTTTTTTAGCTTGGGTAAGGTCTGGTAATTCTAGTGGCGGCACCCATTCACTTTTTGGGGCGAACATAGCCATTTGTAAACCTGTCAATTTTTATTTCCTCGTTTCTTGGGCCCACCAGTTCTGCTCCGAGGGCCGTGTATCCTGCCTTGTCGATCCATGAGTCTACATGGTCGAGTGATTCTAATAGTCGGCTTGTCTTGACCCAGTCCATCATTAAAGCCACGTGGGCCGGTGTCAGCAATCCGTGGGACATCATGGCCCCTCTTATTATTATATTCCACCCTTCTGCAATACGAGCGTGGTTTTCAAACGCATCACCGTAATGTTCTGCTCTGTCTCCGGTAATTAATTTTGCTGCTTCTTCTAATACTTCCTTACGCTTCATCTTTTTCCTCCTTGGGTAAATAAACTAGAACCAAGGATTTACATTTTGGACAACTCAGATTGGTTTCCATTAAAAAACCCTCGTGATCTTCACAATCATTATCTCCGCCCCAGATAAGTTCAGTTTTACAATGCCAACATTTCATAAATCATAACTCCTTGATACGTCTTCGGGCTCTACAATGTAGAGGTTTTGTTTGGTTCTTGTGACGCCCACATAGAATACGCGGTGCATATCGTCTGGATTGCGGCGCATTTCTTCGTCAGCCGCCGGACTAATGTCGGTAAACAGGACAACGTTTTCTGCCTCGCCGCCTTTTGCACCGTGGATCGTGGACGCTGTAATACGGGGTATGCCGTTGAACTTTTCTTTTCTGCGTAAGAGAGCCGTGATGTATGCCCTGTCTGTCTCTGGCAGTTTGTTCATTGCTTCGGACCAGAGCATGTCGTTGGTAGCAAGCAAACCGTGTTTGTCAGTTAGGTCAGCCATGCTTACCAAATCGTCGTCTTGTAGGCCGGGAAGTTTTTTAAACCCTCTTTTGACTCGGTCACCGATTGACATAAAGCTGTAAATCTTTCTGGCTACATCACCTGTTATTTCTTTGCCCTGACGCATTTGCTCCCAACCGTTGACAGCTTCGCTTATCTTCTCTGATATGGACCGGTGGCCGCGATAGTTGAACAGATAACCGCTAGATCGTAGGTCGGCGGCTACTGGATTTAATTGGTATCCGGCTTGCGATAAAATGAGCCAAGTGCCTTGCGACATGTCCAGACCAGTGATAGTATCAATCCGCGTCACATTTCCGGGCTCGTCCTTGGGTTCATACCTTTTAGGAAATCGCCTCGTTATGCGACGCACCACACCTTCTGCTATCTGATGAACTTGACGCGGTACGCGGTAAGATTTACTAAGCGTCTCAGATCCGCCCGGTAGATTGATGAACTGGTCTACGTCTGCCCCTGCCCATCTGTAGATAGCTTGGTCGTCGTCACCGGCCGCATACATACGGTCCGAGTTGTCATCTAATATATGTGCAATGTCCCACTGTAATGCGCTTAGATCTTGCGCCTCGTCCAAAAAGCATATGTCAAACTGGGGACAATACTTGGCGGATTGGTCAACAAACTCCTGTAACATATCCGTAAAATCGTACAGTCCCAACTTTGTTTTGTATTCGCGTAAGCACTCGTCCACATATTTTACCGTGTTCCAGTCTTCTTCGATATTACTGTTGTTATATTCTTTGCGTAGGTCAGACTTTTTCAAACGCGTAAGGTTAATCAAACCCAACAAAGGGTCCGAGTTTGTAACCATGTCGGTCAGGTCGTTCTCAAAGTTTACAACCTTGGCTTCGTTGAGGCTGATACCGATTGCCCTGCTCAACTCCTTATAGTTCTCCGACTGCATAACTTGCTCTGGGCGTATGTCAGTCATTGTAAGGGCCAGTGAGTGCAGGGTACGGAAAAACATCAAGTCTTTCTTAGGATCAAGGTTAAAGCGCTGTGCGGCGCGTTCCTTGGCCTCTGTGGCTGCCTTCTTGGTAAAAGCGAGAAAGGCTATCCGGTGCGGATGCACACCACTAGCCAGAGCATCGTCCACCATATTAAGTAGCGTCGTTGTTTTCCCTGTCCCCGGCGGTCCGAATATCCTCAACATTTCTTGCTTTCTCCCGTTTGTATATTTGTTGCACACGCTGTTTCGAAACGTTGTAACGTTTTGCAACGGCTGTTTTAGTCATGCGTTGTTTGTCTATCAGTCGCACGATTTCCTGATTACGTTCTTCGGTCAAAACGGAGCCTCCCCTTGTGATCCAAACTGTGGGACTGTGAAGTCCATGTCTGCGCTTTCAAAAGATGGTATCTGCCACACTCTTACGGCCCTCCCTTTAATTTTTAAAACAACACTCTCGCCATTTATATCCCGTAGGCGTTGGGCTATCTTATGAGACTTATACTCGAAAAATTTGTTTTTGCGAAGAAACCCTTCAAAATCTTTCAATCTGAAGAACGTTATGTCAGAATCCTCGTCTGTCCAAGGGCGACGCAATAATATTTCTTCTTTGTCTTGTGCCTGTTGCTGATGACGACAGAACTCCTCCAGATAGTCGTAGAACTGCCCGCTGATGCTTGCGTCTTGCGCCACTTCAATAATTGCGCTCTCGTTTTCTTTCATTTCATTCAGAAGCGTACTAATCCGACTTTCCCATTGTTGCTTTGCCGCAGAGCGCGGCATGAAGTTCAGTTGTTCCATGCAAGCTTTCTGAAACTGCAACTGGTTCATCAACGCTTCCGTGTCTAGCTCCAGAGGCTCTCCGTTGACGTCCATAAACCAGACAGGCGGTACTGAGTTGTATTTGCGTAGGTTCGCGATTGTAGCCCCGCTTACAGCGGCTCCTATGCCGTGTTTCCTCGTTCGACATAGGTCCTTGTTGCAATGCGCGTTGATAGGCGCATCTGAACATTTAAAGGCGTAGTCCTTCCGCGCAACTTGCTTCGCGACTACGTTTACCTCTGGCAACGGCAATGGCGGAGAAAGGTACTCCATATTGTATTGTAGTATTTCTGACTCCCAACTATCTGGGAAAGCCTTGCGTAAGTACACGCCAATGTTAAACAATCCGTTGTTTCTGCCACCTTCGCTAATCTTGGACTTACAAAGTATCTGAAGGCACGGCGGGCCGTCGTTAAGTAGGTCTGTTTCCTTATTTCCCGCAACCTGTAACTTAACCACCTCTTCCGGCGTCTGTACAAATTTATCATACAGTTCGTAAAACTCGTCTATGGATGCCGACGTACCGTCATCAAGAAAAGCATACCGCAATCCATTTTCTGCGTCGTAGTACGGTAAGTTTAGAAAGTTACCTACATCACCGCGGTCCAAGTGCAGCTTGACTTGCTTGGGAAATATCTCGCTCTCACCATAGCCGAGAGCCGCGGACATATGTTGCAGAGCTTTCTGCATATCCCGTGCTTCTACCCATTCGGTAGCAAATAAAAAGCAGTGCGCTCCGCCTGATTTGGAGCGGCACACTACCAACGGTAGTTTTAAACGTCGGATCTTCTCGACAAGCAATTTATGGTCGAGAGGATATTGGTCAATGTCTATGCATCCCCACTTGCAGTTATTGTCTTCGTTGATCGGTATAATACCGAGCCCCGTGTTTTTACCAAGCAAGTGGTTTTGCCAAAGCTCTGAGGTCCGTGGTTCGCGTGTAACCCCCGCCTTACCTTGGGCTTTGCCATTTGACCCTGTCTTTTCTATTTTGAAGTAGCCGTAAGCTTCCTTCAGTCCATCAAAGATGGACGCAAACTTTTTAAATTCCATTATTGCCCCCATACGAAGGCGACGGGGCTAGTGCCCCGCCGCGTGATGATTAGAACGGTGCGTCTTTGCTACCCGCTTCATCGTTCGTATGTTTGACAACAACGTCACCCGCTGTGATGCTGCTTGCGAACTCCTTGGCTCGATTATAGAGATCGAGACTTGGTGTAGGTCCTTCAACGGACATCTCCCAACCATGCCATGAGCCTTTGCTATTCTCCTCAAAGGTAGTCTTGAGGTTGTAAACAAAGCCAAAGCGTGGCGGAGTAAACGGTCCGTTCTTACCTGTTATTTGCCTGCTCATCATCATGGAGTTCCATTTACGCGACTTTTTAAGCTGCGTAGATTTCATGGCAATCAGAGCAGTTTCGGCTGCGCCATCGTCGTTTACAAGCAACACAAAGTGCTGATGCGTTTCTTCGATGTAGTCGCCTTCGCCGCCTTTGACGTAATCTTTATTGTCGTCAGGCGAACGCTCTGTTTCCGGACGCTCTTCATCCGGTGAGAACATTGCAACCGGAGCGCCGCTACCCTGTCCTCGTGGTGCCCATTGAATAAATCGACGTTGATAGGCACACGGTATAACTTTAACACCTTTCTCTCCGTCAAAACATTGTCCGGTGACCGTATTGTAAATATCCCCCTTACGGCCTTCAAAGTTTCGGTCATCCAGAACGGGATCGTTACCGGACAAGACCTTTAGAAACGGAAGTGCTAGGTCTTCCTGACCAATGTTTTCAAATCCAACACTGGCGTCTGCTTCTAACACAGACATGTCAAACTCAACTACGTTTG